CAGACGGGCAGATTCCGGGGGGCGTACCCGATTTGCTGGGCGGGTTTTCCAGTTCCTAGAACATGGAAAACCCGAGCCGACGATTTGGAGAAAAAACGCGCGTCCTGTAGGCTACGAGCGTGGCCTGCGACACCGGATGTTGCGGCGACAAGGAGGTCAAATCGTGTCCCGTCTGCGGGAGCGGTGTGCCTGCGTCTCTCGGGTACAAGCCGAGAAAGTATTGCTCGAGCCGCTGCGCCAGCATTGCGTCGAAGGGTCTGCATCTTCGCCGCAACCAGCCGTGCTTCTGCTTCAAGTGCGGAGTCCGCGTGGGCTATCCAGGCCGTGGGCCGAGGTCTGGAATCCAGTGCGAAAAGTGCCTGGCCGCCTACTGCCGTCCAAGGAGGCTGCTTGATCAAGCGTGCGTCCGTTGCGGAGGGGCATTCAGTTCGCCGTACAAAAAGAAGTTCTGCTCTCGTCGGTGTCAGCATAACGGAAAAGGCATCATCCACGGCGATCCAATACAGTGCAAGCGATGCGGAAGGAACTTCAAGACAAACAAAGCGAATCAGCAGTATTGCTCGTATAAGTGCGCCTGCCAGGCGAAGGTTTATGAATGTCTCTGCTGCGGCGTTACATTCACACGCAAGAGGCATAAAAGCGGCGCCTACTCGGTGCAGTCGAAATACTGCTCTCGCGAATGCGCGTTCGACGCACGCCGCCGCAAACTGCCGTGTGCCTCTCGCCCGCTAGAGGTTGCCCATAAACTTGCCGGCTGGTTTCTCGAGTGGCGCCGAGAGGCCGCTGAACCGCCGAAGCACGAGACGATTGCCTGCGCCCGCTGCGGAGAGTCTGCCATCGTCGGCTTCGGCTCCGGCAAGACCATGTGTGATCGGTGCCAGTCGCTGCGGTTTTGCAGCGAATGTGGTTGTGAGTGTCAACCAGGAAGGCGGCTGTGCGGCCAGTGTGCAAAAGACCGTCAAATCAAGAGCCGCCGCGAAAACAAGCGACGCAGAAGGCGGCTGTGCGGTCACGCATGTACGTTCAGGCAAAGGTGCAAGAAGTACGGCGCCGCCTACACCAAGGTGAGCAAGAAGGTGGTCATGGACCGCGCCAACTGGGCCTGCCAGATATGCGGCTGCGAGTTGCTTCCATCATTCACCGTCATGCCAGGCACGAGGACGCCGCATCCTCGATGCCCAACCATCGACCACATCGCCCCTCTGTCGCTGGGGCCGGACGGCCCAGGCCATGTCCTCGACAACTGCCAGGCCGCCTGCTGGAAGTGTAATTGCCTGCGGGGCGCGGAACCGCTCGACTCCTTTGTGCAGCGGTACGCTACAAGCCTAGACTAGCAGTCATGGCACGCGGCCCTGCCCCACTACCGAAGCACGTTCTCAAGCTCCGCGGTTCGGAGGAGGCGAACTACCGAGAGGAACTCGGTACGGCTCCGAAGAATATGCCGGTGCCGCCGGAGTGGATGCGCCCAGCCGCCAAGGCCATGTTCTCGCTCGTGTGCGAATACGCGACGCGAATGGGGACTCTGGCAGAGTCGGACGCCGAGGTCATCGCCAGGTATTCGGTCATTTGGGACAGGTGGCAAGAGGCCGAAAAGAACCTCGCCAAGATGGAGTCTGGATGGGTCGAGGTGCTGGCACCCGACGGATCGCTGCGATTCAGCAGGCCGTCTCGCTGGCAGTCACAGAGCAACCACTGCCATGAGCAACTGCGGCAGTTGGAGACTGTTCTGGGCCTTACTCCGGCCGACCGCACGCGCCTTGGATACGGCGCCGTGAAGGTCACTTCAGACCCCGTGGACGCCCTCTTTGACGACGCAGCGACGGGTTGACATCCGCGAGTTCGCGCGGCTGCTGAAGCATACGGAGTCCCCGTTCACCGGCCAGCCGTTCATCCCGGCCCCCTGGCAGGACGAATACCTCGACCGCCTCTTCAACACGAAGCGGCCGGACGGCCGGAGGCAGTACCAGCGGAGCCTGCTGGCTTTGCCGCGGAAGATGGGCAAGACTGCCATGTGTGCCGTCATCGGCGCCTACGAGGGGTTCTTCGGCGAGGCCGGCGGCCAGATTCTCATCGCTGCCGGGGATCGGAAGCAGGCGAGCCTCCTGTTTACGGCGTGCTCGAGGTACATCGAATCCTGCCCCGGCCTGCTGAAGCGGTGCAAAATCTACAAGAACTCCATCGTCATCCCGCACAAGCAGAGCACGATTCAGTTCCTTTCCAGCGAGCACAAGGGCAAGCACGGCTACAACCCGAGCCTGGTGGTGGTGGACGAATACCATGTCCAGACCAGCCGGGATCTGGTCGATGTGCTGGAATCGGGTATGGGTGCGCGAGCCGAGCCGCTCGTCATCTATGTGACCACGGCCGGCATGGATCGCGTCGGCCCCTGCTATGACGAGTGGCAGCGGGCCTTGAAGGTCAGGGACGGCCTGATCGACGATCCGACGTTCCTGCCGTGCATATTTGCGGCCCCCGACGATGCCGACCCGTTCGACGAGGCTACTTGGCGCATTGCCCAGCCGAACTACGGCACGACCGTACGGAAGGAGTTTATGGAACGCGAGGCGTCGCTCGCCCGCGAGAGCGTCGTCCAGGAGATCAAGTTCAGGACGCTGTACCTGAACCAGTGGGTATCAAACGGGGCAAACCGCTACTTCCGCACCGGCACCATCGACAAGTGCCTGAATCCCACCAGGCCCATCGGTGACCGCATCGCCTACTGTGGCCTTGACCTGTCGAGTAACACCGACACCACGGCGTTCGTCGCCGTCTGGCAAGACGATGACGGATCGGTCGACGTTCACGCGCATCTCTTCATCCCAGAGGAGAACGCCGACAAGCCGGAAGCGCCGTATCGGCAATGGGCCAAGGATGGATTCGTTACACTAACAGAAGGCGATCTTGTCGATTTTGACGCGGTTCGGAACTACGTCCTCTCGTTTTGCGAGAAGAACGCAGTCCGCGCCGTGGCTATTGATCGCTGGAATGCCACGCATATCACGACCCAGTTGGTCGCTGAAGGGATTGACGTCAAGCCCTACGGACAGGGCTACGCCAGTTTGTCAGCGCCGACGAAGTTGCTTGAGGCGCTGGCGCTTGGAGGCCGGCTCCGACTCGGTGACAACAAGGCGATCGCCCTCCACTTGAGCAATATGCAGTGCCGCGTCGATGACGCCGGGAACGTCAAGCCTACAAAACAACACTCTCACGCGACCGCAAGGATCGACGCCGCCGTGGCCTTGATCATGGCCTTGGGCCTCGCCAGCGGCGAAACCCACGGCCCCGAGGAAGACCCGAAACTGGTGGTGTTCTAAGCGATGCCTGACTTCGACGACGAAAACATCGGCGACATCCTGGAGTTGCGATCCAGCCTCTCCCGCGTCTTCGAGGAAATCGTCGAGAACAACAAGACGACGGCCGGCGTCACGATCAGCCCCGAGAGCAGCCTTCAGTGCAGCGCGGTACTTTGCTGCGTAAGAGTCCTATCCGAAAGCATCGCTTCGATGCCATTCAACCTCTACCGGCGCCTGCCGGGTGGAGGCAAGGAAATCGCCGAAGACCAGCCGCTCCAGGAAGTCCTCGCCTACCAGCCGAATGACTGGATGACGAGTTTCGAGTGGCGGGAGTGGATGATGAGCCAGTTGCTCCTCTGGGGCAACGCCTACTCCCTCATCAAGCCCGGCCGCCGCGGGGCCGTCGACCAACTGATCCCCCTGCACGCCAGCCGGATGAAGATCGTCCGGCTCGAGAACGGCCGGCTCCAGTACCAATACACCGAGCCGATGCAGGCCGAGCCGAAGAAGTACCGGCAGGATCAGATTTTCCACCTCCGCTGGCTCTCGAGCGACGGCGTCACCGGCTACATCCCGATCTCGCTCGCCAAGGACGCCATCGCCCTCGCCAGGGCGACGGAACTGCACTCGAGCGCGTTCTTTGGCAACGGCGCCCAGACGGGGACGTATATCGAAACCGACCAGCCGTTCAAGCCGGACGCCCTGCGGAACTTCAAGAGCCAGTGGGACGACGCTCACCGCGGCCCTACCAAAGCGTTCTCCACCGTGGTCATGCCATTCGGCTTCCACAAGAAGAACGACCCCGTCAACAACCAGCACGCGGAGCTTATCGCCACGCGCCGCTATGCCGTGGAAGAAATCTCGCGCGGCTATCGCGTGCCGTTACATCTCCTCGGCGATTTGAGCAACGTCCGCTACAACTCCGTCGAACAGTCGGCCATCGACTTCGCGACGTTCTCGCTCATCCCGCACTGCCGGCGGTGGCAGTTTGCCGTCCGTCGCGACCTGATCGCGGACTCGGCCAACTACTTCGTCGAGTTCGATATGTCGGCGCTCATGGCCGGCGACTACCAGGCCCGCTCGCAGTTCCTGCGAGAGATGTTCAACATGGGCTGCTTGAGTGTCGACGAAATCCGCGGCCAGATCGGCTACAACCCGCTCCCCGACGGCCTCGGCGACAAGCGGTTCGTCCAGGTGAATATGCAACTCCTGGACGCCTTCACCGTCGAGAATCCGACGGGCGCGCCCGGCGAGCCGGCGACGGACGCCTCCGGCGATGACAGCATGGACGATGACGCCGACGAGCAGGAGGCCACCGACGGCAACGACGGGCCGACGCCTGCGGACGCCGCCACCAGCGACCGCTCCGCGGCCGAGGTGCTCTTCCGCACGACGCTCCGACGGCTCGCGGCCGTCGAAGCCGACGGGATTCTCGAGCGCCGCAACAAGCCGGGGAAGTTGCAGGCGTGGCTCGAGGCCCACGAGCAGCGAATGAAGACCGAACTGCTGGACGCCGCCAAGGCCACTGGCCGCGACATCGAGGCGTTCGTGCTTGCGTGGATGGAAGAGACGAGAAACCGCCTCCTGGAGTGTCACCGCTCCGGCAGGCCGTATGAGGAGGCGACGAAGTCATGGACGGATCGTGCGAACTTGAGCGACGCCTGATCGGCGACTTGCCGGGGCTTGAGGTCAAGGCAGACCAGAATGGCCGCACGGTCATTCGCGGCTACGCCGCCGTCTTTGAGTCGGAAAGCCAAGACCTCGGCGGCTTCGTCGAGATCATCGAGCGTGGCGCATTCGACGACGTCATGCGGTCGAATCCCGACGTCTTCGGAAAATACAACCACACCCAGGTCATCGGACGGACATCAAGCGGCACGATGCGCCTGATGGTCGACGAACGCGGCCTGCGGTATGAAATCGACCCGCCGAAGTCGGCCGCCGCCGTCGTCGAACTCATCGAAAGAGGAGACTGCCGCGGCTCAAGCTTCGCGTTCCGTACCCGCGCAGCGGACGAGTCCTGGACCCGCGACGCCAATGGCCGAATGATCCGCCGGATCAAGAAGTTCTCGTTCCTCGGGGACGCCGGCCCCGTCGACACCCCCGCCTATCTCGCCACCGAAACCTACGTCAGCAAGCGGGCCATCGAAATGGCCCTCGCCGAGAACACCAAGGCCGAGGAGCCTGCCGATGAGCAGCGAGCGGATAGCCCTGTGGTCGAAACTCCTGCGGAGCCTGTTCCGCCGCCGCCAGCCGGCGATGAGGAACGTGCCGCCGTCAGTCTCAAACCTACGGCCGGAATGGCCTCGGCGGCTCGCCGGGGGTTGAAACTCCACGAGGAAGGCAAGTCGGGCGACGGCCTGAAGCCGGAGACGGTGGCCCGCGCGAACCGCCTAGCCCGCCGCGAGGAGATGAACGAGGACTGGGTTCGCGAGATGAACGCCTGGTTCGCGCGGCACGAGTCGGCGAGCAAGTCCCCCGGCTGGGACAAGGCCGGCGAGGAGAAGCCCGGCTTTGTGGCGTGGCTCTTGTGGGGCGGAAACGCCGCCAAGAACTGGTCGGCCCGCAAGGTCAAGGAACTCGAAGGCGAGCGTGATCTTCCGGCGATTGACGAAGAGCGAGACATCGACGAAGAGTCGCTCGAGCCGGCCGCTCCGTCGCCGTCGATGAACGACGTTCGGTCGAAGATCGCATCGCTCAAGGCAACGATGCTGCGGACTCACTTGCACGGCAAGTAGTCCGTACCCTACAAATCAAGATATACGCCCTGCGAAGGATTTCGCAGGGAGCAGTGCGAGCG